TAATTGTCCGATTTGCAAGCCCTCGTAAATGGGTTCTTTTACTTCGTCGTGTCCTGCTCCCGTATCCTCGACATTTTCGTGGTGTACAATAGCGGCATCTGTTAGTGGCCCATCGGTCATTTCCGCTACTGCGGATTCCGTGTGAACCACCATACGGCTAGATCTTTTAGACCATCCCTCCAGTCGAGAGATAGAGGATTCAAGAGAGTCAATAATGACTTTGTACTCATAATATCGATCCACACTCTCCTTAAAATAAGCGTTCTGTGAATACAACAAAAGTTGCTTCACTGTTCTCCTAGTCATACCTGGAGCCGGATCTTCTAATTCATAGAATATTTCTTGAGCTTCTTTAAGCTCTTCTCGCAATCTAACAATTTGATCGCTGATAATATTGTGTTTTGTTGCTGACCATTGGTTTAAATCCATCACTCGGCCAAAAGCAATGAAAGTTGTGGATTTTTTATCCGTTACATCACAGTCCCAACCAGAGTGATCCCCACTCTCTGTTTGAACCTTATCTAATGATGTATCGATCTGTCCTCCCCCCATTACAGGATTAGTTGTGGGGCATACGGTTAAAGCAACAAGTATCTCGTCATAGGTGGGCAACTCAAACCTGTGATCTTCAAAAGATTCCTCTAGTTTGCGCGTCAACCTTGACATAACTTTTTCAAACACATCTCGAGCATCCGAGAAGTGCAAGAACAATTCATAAGACATTGAAGCCAAAGTTTGTTCTAATTGTGTGCTTTCATTCACACATGAAGGCGCTCGCCATTGCAAGGCCTTATATATTGAGTCCAGATCTAAAGGACTAACATATCTCTGAAGGGCGTTACTATACTCAAAAGTTCTTTTCAGGAAAGTCATATCAGCTGGGTCAATAAACTCCTCTGTAATGGCTCCCTTGTTTGAGGCTGTGAAATTCATTCCTAAATGCTCCTCACATAATCGAGAATATGTCAAAGCACCGAAGTCCGGATCACGAACAGCTGCTAATACATCATCACCATACGTGATAGGCAAAACATTATCAAAGAAATTGAAGTCTCCTCGCCCGCTTAATATCCAAAGATAGACCATAATAAATAGTCCTCTCAATGAATTATTTTCAGCGGTGGCGTACTTTCCAGACGGCTGTAATCCAGCCACTTTCATGAGCTCTCCTAAGAACTCTACGAAAGGGAAAGCATCGTCAGATAATATTCCTCCGATAATTCTTAAATGAGCTTCAGAGGCGCCGAGCGCTTTGCATATGATCAAAATGATCTCAGAAACGCCCATACTAACCTCATTGGGCATGGAAACATCAAAACCACCATAATCTCCT